CGGTTCAGTTTCGACTTCGCGTTAGTCAGGCGGGACTGGGCACTAGCCACGTCAGCCTCCGCCGACCGTAGCGCCTGCACGTCACGCAGATGCTTGTCCAGGTCGAACGACAGGTTGCCGTTCAGGTGCGCCACAGGCGAGTTCATTCCCTCAGCCGTGACATCGGTATGCATGAGGTTGTCGATGAACGCATCGTGGTCGAAGCCCTTACCGGGCTGCAGGTTGAACGGCAGCGACTGTTGCCGAGCAAGCTCGTCAATCTGCTCCTGCACTGTCGCACGGTGGTCGGTCAGCAGGTCAATCTTGTGGTCAAGGTCAAGTGATGCCCCGTCAACCCTTGCATCGGCCCGACCAACCGAACCAGTCTTACGACCGATGCCGCGCCCACGGTTGACGAACCCGTCACCGACAGCCTCGAACGTGTCACGGAACACGTTCCCGAGGCCACGGAAAGCAAGCACACGCGAGTAGCCTTCAAGGGTGTTACGCACCGGGTAGGCGGCACGCAGCAGAACTGCGGGACGCCACACCGACTGGAACGAACTATTCACTGACCCGATGCCCCGGCCAGTAGCCGACGCTGCGTCCTTCATCCCGTTGCGGAAAGCGTTCTCAGGGTTACGTGCAGCCTTCTCGACTTCCCTCTCGAACAGGCGCATGTCAATCATCGGCACCGAGTTTGCGAGATGGGCTAGCAGTTGAGGGGACTTGATCACCTCAGGTGTGGGGCCAGTGTTATCCACAACGAAGCCGTCTTCCACGAACTGCTTGTGCGTGGCGTTGCGTTCCTTCTGCGCAGCCATCAGCACCTCAGTTTGCTTATCGGCAAACTGCTTCACAGCATTGTCAAACTCGGGTGTGCCAGGTGTGTAGTTCGCACGCATGGCCACACGCTTGCCGTACTCGGTCGCAGTCAGGTGCGCGATACGGCGCTCAATCACCTCAACCGCTGGGGCCGCGTCCGCATCCGAAGCGAACGCCGCACCCGCATACGACATGATGTCGTTCTTCTCGGCGGCGAAACGTGAGTCTTGAAGAATCTTTGGTGCCTGCAGGGCTGATTGAATCTCATTAGTGGCACCCTCCTTCGAGGGACCCTTCGTGACAACCAGTCCGGTCGGCTTCTCCCGCGTAGCCCATCGCATGATGTTGATGGGGATGGCCCACTTGCTATCCCGGTAGCGGGATAGTGACGGGCCGACCTGGCCCGATTCCATCTCTTCACGCAGGCGTGCAGCCGTGTCGTCCGACAGGACCTGCGTGCCCCTCGCACCCTTCTTGAACGCGAACTCAGACTCGGCCCAACGTGACGCAGAGTTCAGGCGGTGCTGCATAGCAACAGCACCGACCTTCTTGCCAAGACCCTGCGTTCCAATGCCACCAAGGGTTGTCTGCTGCAGCGACCCCAGGACCGTGTGCATGTCCGCGTCGATGTTCTTCAGTTGCGCTGCAAGTTCCGGGTTGCGGGTGGCAACCGAGTCAACGTAGTCGTTGACAAGCTTGGGGTCGTTCACGAACTTCTGGTCGAAGGGGACCAGGTTTCCGCGATTACTCATTGACGACATGCCAAGTGTGGGGGAGTCCCATGCGGTGCCGTCTGGACCGGCACCGATAGCCTTCGGCTTACTGACAAGCGGGGTGTCGTAACTGGTGGGTACCAGGTCACGGCTGAACATGTGGAAGTCGGTACCCGGCTTCTTGATGATCTTCAGGTCGATCGGTTCGCGGGTGCCACTAGGTGACCCCGTGTATTTGACAAGATCGGTACCCGGCTCGGCGCGGCGAGACAGCTCAACAAACGCCGCCGTGTCTGCGTCCCGTAACTCTTTCAACGACTGCGGGTCATTCATCGACGCCAGGAGCAGGCGGTCCATGTCCTCACGGTTCGTGGTGCGCGCGAAGATGTGCGCAACATCTGAGCGGTCACCAGCCCCGGCCTTCTTCAAGAAGGAGCGAATCTTCGCCTCACCCTTCGGGCCAGTCCACTTCACAAACTGATCGGACATTCGACTGACGGCATTGTCCTGCCCGCCAATGCGGGAAGCCTCAAGGTTGTTGCGAATGACGTTGATGTGGGCTTCCTTGCCAAAGAACTGCTCGGCCTTGCCGCCAATCCACCCCGCCTCAGACCCAAGCTTCAACCCCTCAGCACCGAACTTCAGTGCCTTCATCGAAAGGGTCATACCGTCCAGCAGTGACTGTTGGGCGAAGTCTGCTGTACCCGAGGAGATGCGCCCAAGGGCGTCCTCCTCGAAATACTTCTTCATCTCCGGGGAGTTCGGGTCACCCGTCTTCGCGTCGTGCCCTGCGATGATCTCGCCAGGGGACGGCAAAGGAGAGTCTGCTAGGAACGGGTTAGCCCCTGCAGCCTGCCCAATCGAAATGGCTTTCGACCCGTCGTGTGGGTTGCGAGGGGTGTGGTCACCCTCGAAGTAGCCGACAGCATCGGACTGCTCCCACGCCTTCTTGAACTGTTCGATCGGGTTCCCATTAGTGACCGAAGCCTCGGCCTCAGGGTTCGCTGCGATGAGCGCAGCCGTGAACGGGTGCGTCAACTGGTGGTTCGCCCACATGTACCCGGACGACAAGGTTTCCAAGAAGCTGACAAGGGCAGGTTGATCCTGCCCGTTCTCCGCCTTCTGCTCCTCAAGGGCCTTGCGTGCAGCCTCCTGATCACCGCCACCAACCAGGATGTCCTTGACCTCCTGGCCACCCTCAAGGTTCGCGTTGATCTTGTCAACGATTGCCTGACGCAGAGCCTCCGTCCCCTGAGGGTCGGCGGCGATCTGCTCCGGTGTGCGCTGCATGTAGCCAGCGTTCTGCATCTGCGGCTTCATCGGGTTCGCCGCATACCAAGACTTCACCGTTGGGGTCAGGTGCTGCTGGTATGCGTGCGCAACCTCTAGCGCATCCTTGTTATACATGATGCGCTGCTGGCGCACCTCGTCACCGGATCGCTGCGCGGCGCGAAGGTTCATGTCCTTGTTCTGCTGCCACGACTTGATGTTCTTCCGGTACTGCGCCCAGTTCTTAGCCTTGACGTGCCTGACCATCACCCTCACCCCCCGTCAACAGTTGAATGAACTCATCCCTGTGCTGGGGGGACTCCCACGGAACGTCAGAAAGACCAAGAATCAAAGGTGCCCACTGCGGCCCAAGGGCCTCCGTGAAAGCACCCACGTTCTCAATCCACTTCGGCATTACGACAAATCCCTCACATAGCGGTAGAGTGCGCGAACAGAATCAGGAACATCAGGGTTATCAAGGTGCTGCTGAAGCAGCGGAAGATACGACTTGATCTTCTGAATCTCAGAAGCCTCATCAATCTTCCCTGTGCCCATCACCTCAGAACCAGGGCCAGGACCGGCATCAACGCCAGCCGTGATCGGCTCATGCGGACGCTCAGACGGGGCATCCATCGGCATCACGCCAGAACCCGCCAAAGGGTTCGGCATGGCCGAAGGGGTAGGGGTGCCCTGAGTGTCAGACATTGGGGCAGAAGACTGCAACTGATCCATCTCCTGACCCTCCCCGTACGCCCCGCCCGTCATCGGTCGGACAGGCTGCTGTCCCGGCTTGCCATCCGTGCGAGCCGAATACTTACCAGGGCCAGAAACAGCCGCAGGCTTCTCCGGCTTCCGGTAGCCTCCGTGCCCATTAGCCACCGCCTAGTGGGCTTTGTTCTTGTCGTTGTTCCCGAAAGTCGGCAGCTTCGGGGGGTCGATCTGCGACTTGACGTTCGTATCCGGGCTGACAGGCTGCCCAGGGTTCTTGCCGACCAGCGCGGGATCGTCCGCGACCGGCTTGATGCCGCCTTGCTTACCAAGATCAGACATGTATTTCTCCTTAGAAGGTTCGCTTCCGCTGCACGGAAGCTTGTAGATTCGGCTGCCCACCTTGGGTCAAACCGGCGAGCATGGTTCTTATGTCAGGTCGCCCCCCTGGCGGGGAGCCTTGCTGCCCCATTGGGACCCCGCGAAGAGTGCCAGTTGCAGCATCAAGACCGATAGGAACACCAGTGTCTGTGGCACCACCAGCACCCGGCTCCTCCACACCACCCTCAGCGGCATCCTCCTGCGGATTCTCCGCCTCCTGTGGAGGTGGCGCATCAGGTTGGAAAGCAATCTCGACCGCCTCCTCGATCGGCTTACCCGACCGGCGGGCCTGGATCAGCTTCGACATGGACCTGACGATCTGCCCAGGGTCACCGCCCTGCTGTGCCAGGATCGGAATGGCCTGCACATACCCGGACACGGCCTGCTTGAGCGCATCCCTGCCCTCTTCAATGTCGATGATCTCCTCCTCCAAGGTGGAGTTCAGCGACACTGGCAGGTTCTTACGTAGGAACTGGCGGGAGATCAGCTTGTCGGAGCGGGCCTGCAGCCCCCACACAAGCGCGCGGTTCGGATCAAGACCCGCCATGAGGCCGTAATCAACGGACACCGTGAAGTCACCCTTGATGTCCCTCTCGGGCGTGTAGGTGATCGAGTACGCTTGCCCGTTCTCCGTGCCCCTGATCTCCTTCTTCACCGAAGGCCACACCTTCTCGTCGAACTCGAAGGCGATAGCGATAGCATCCTGCAGGGCCTGGGAGAACATGACCTGCGCCGTCTTCACCTGCGTGTCGAAGCCACCCATGAGCTGCTGGATACCGCGACCGGTGATGATGTTCGCGTCCACGGAACCGGAACGGGCCTCCGGGTAGCGGGCACCCATGCGCATTTCCTTCTCAAGCGCCTGATCTTCCGCGAAAATGGAGGACGGGACACTAATGTCCACCCGTCGAATCTTATCCGGTGTGGCGGAACGCACCACAGCATCGCCCCCTAGGGCGAGATGGGACACGTCTTGCGGCAACGCCAGGGGTGCACTGACAGCCTTGTGGGCTGCTTCCAGTTTCAGCATCGCCATCTTTGCCCTGGCGAGCTGAACCCACAGCACATCATCAAACTGGCCGCGCATCTCCGAGTCGAAACTCGGCATCTGCGCAACAACAACAGGGCAACGCCCGATGGGGTTGCGAACCTGGGCCAGGACAAGGCCACTACGCTCGGGTACGAACATTACCGTGGCATGTTCGTCTTCCCAGCGCACCAGCTCCAGCATGGTGTTGCCGCTGATACTGCGCTTACCCGCACCCAGAATCTCAGAACGCCACTCCGGGTAGAGGGCAGCAAGCTTGTCTGCTGGCATGTACCAGCGTTTCGCATATCCGACACAGTTCCCGAAACGATCCATCTCCGGGTAGGCGTACATCGGATCGTCGAGGGTGAGATGTGGGCGCTGGTCTTTCATGTTCAGCTCGACACGGATCGGCAGGAACCCGTACGTGATGTAGCGATCAGCACCCGAATACATCTGCGTTTGAAGCCGTGAGGATTCAACGTAATAGTTGGCAATGCGAGTGCGCTTATCGGCGCGCTTACGTGCAGCATCATCGCCAGCATTGCTCGCATTGCAGTTTATGGCGGGCAAAGGCGCAATGACCTCTGATAGGTCATGCGCTGCCGCGTCAACAAAGTTGGCCACAACCGATTTGGGCCAGTCTTCGTTGAAGATTCCGGGGGCCACAGCGTCAGCATTGTTCGCACGAATCTGGGCGACCTGCATCATGCGCTGGTCACGGTCGGCATACCTCTGACGGAGGTCGCTGTACCGTTGGTAGATGTCGCTGAAGTCCATGTAGTCCCTTAGATGAAGTTGACGCGCCCGGATTGGGCGTACTCGTCAAGTGGGATAACCATTTGCTTGTTGCGGTCCCGTTGTGAGGAGAACGGGTTCGACGTGAACCACTGCTCGTTGCGGGAAGCCACAGAAAGAACCTCCCGTGCCCGCAATTCCGCGAACCACAGGGCCATCACGGCGTCCTGTTTCAGGTGTTTCGTCTTCACGGTGGGGTCCCACACCACCAGTTGCTCCACAAGCTGCTTGACTTCTTCCGAAATGCGCACATCGGGCAGCTCAATCAGGTTGTCACCGGCATGTTTGTACCCGTGATCCTTCGAGTTCTCCTTCTGCACCTTCGTGCCGAACAGGGGCTGCAGGGAGGCCACCCCAAACAGGGGGTCCTGCTTGTTGTGGCCCGTATGGTGCGGTTTCAGGGGGATACCCCTGGTTGCGAGGAAGGTTCGCACCTCCTCGTCCTGTGTGAGGAACAGTTGGAAGGCATTTGACTCGATAACCCACTCGTTTGGACGGTATGCTTCCGTCCATTGGTAGATCAGCTCCCGGATACGCAGGGGAGACGGAGACGACATGATACAAATGTCCAATACGTACCGTTTGTGCGTCTCTTTATCCACCGCGTACGAGATCGCAGCCGTATCACCGGCCATCGCCGGGTCCATTGAGCAAATGCGGTAGAACCCGTCCGGGTTATCGGGGTGCCCTGCGGCACCACGAATCAAAGGACCCTTCTTGCGCATCCCATTCACTGATCCGCGCACACAAATCGGGTCAAAGATGGGTTCACCAGACACGTCGGCCTGCATGTACACCATCGCCCACTTCGATGGGCCTAAATCGTTACGCACCTCAGCCAACCTGGGGCCTGTCCAGCGTGCGTAGTTGCCGTTCTCGTCCGGCATGTCAATATCCTCGGCCCCCTCAAAGGGGGCTTCGGCTACCGGCCACAGGGTTTCCCACTCTTCCGGGCTGTCAGCCTGCGAAAGCACGGCTGGCTGCGCGAAGTAGGTCCACGGCGACTTCCCATCAGTAAAATGGTCGGGGTTCCGAAGCTCACGGTAAAGGTCTTGGGGAGCTACCCGGGTACCAACAACCAACAACTTACCGACAGGGGAAAGCCGCGAGCCTGCCTCCTGACGAAGCCAATCCATATGCTTCTCCCAGTCACCCGCATTGCTCAGGGTCACGCAGTCATCACATATGATCAAGTCCGCGCGGGCACCGTAAATGTGCCCGCCAATACCCAACGCCTCGACGGTGGGGTCCTTCTCACCTGAGTCCTTATCATCGCCACCCAGGTAAATCTCTGTGCTCGTCCACTTGTCCGAGTTCGCCTTGAACCCCCCGTTCGGGGCGAACGTGGCCTGCAAGTCCGAATACTTCGGATGCGTGAGGCGGGACTTGATGCCGTACAGGAACTTCTTCGCCATGCCCTGCGTCTTCGACACGATCAGAATCCTGATGTTCGGGTCCCGGCAAATCCGGTACACCGCGTAATCCATCGTGATCGTCGTGGACTTGGAATGGTTCGGGGGAGTGTTCACCAGCAGCCGGTTCGCCCGACCCTTCTCATAAATGAAACTGGGGTGCAACCAGGAAGGCTCCTCGCCTTCCAGCAGATCAACCCAGCACTGCTGGTGGGGCCACGTCTCCGTCTGCAGATACCTGCGGCGAAAGTCAGCGAAGTCCCCCGCCAACTCCTTACGGTCCCCCTTCACCCCCTCGGTGCGTCCAAGCTTCCGCGCCAAATCCGCGTCAGCCTTGAACTGGGCATCCGTCTTCCGCAAACCCTCATACCAGTGAATCGACCTGTTGGCCAGCTCGCAGGACTCCTTCACCGTGTGGCCCTCACGGAGGTGCTGCAGCAACCGCTGCCGCGCCTCACGGGCAGCAGCAGTGTTCCGTGCCGCGCCCCTCAACGTGTTAGCCACAACCAACCATCTCCTCGCGCGTGCGCGCTTCTACTGGACCAACCAGGAGGGTTGGATCACTTCACCTACTACTCCCTCAGTTACTGGATCAGCGACGGGGAGAACCACCAAGGTTCTACCGGGCGCTCACTGCCTCGCTTGGTGCTCGTCAGCGGCACCCTCAAGTGCCGCAGTGCCCCACCCCCTGCCCCCTCCCCGAGGAGGGGGTACTACAAACACCCCTCATAAAGATACTAAGGGATGTTGATCTTGAAATCAAAATAACATGTGACGCAGATCACACAAATACCCACACAGGTGTCCGATATGTACGAAATTACCAGAAAAAACTAGGGAGGTTAGAACAAAAAATATATATATCTCTATGTGTAAGCATGCCGGGGTCAAGCTGGCGATATGTCCGAATTGTGGGGGTATGGATACCCCCTAGGGGTACCCCCTCCGGGGGGACCAATTGCCCTCAATTCCTCCCCACTGGCGGCCTCCAACCCCAACCCCAACCCAATAAGAGGAACAGAGAGAGGGTAATGAAAGGCAGTCAGACCACCCGCTACCTCCCGACTGTCAGTCGGTCGAAGGTCCTCTGCGCTTCAGCAGTCGCCCGTGCTACTGCGACGCGCTGCGCTTCGACGCTCCGCGCTTCAGCATCACGTTGTGTCATGAGTCGTTGTGTGTGTGTCATCTCGGTTCACCTCCTCGCTGATCGTCTGTCGTGTCAGGTGTACCCCGCACTAGGTTGCTTCAAACTGCGCGCCGCAGAATGTCTATCGCTGCTGCCTTGCGCTGCAGGTCGGCCAGGATGTCCGCTGCACCTTCTGGAGCGACCCCTCTTGCAATGACCTTGCCCCACTCTGCGGCGAGTTCTGCGGCTTGCTCTGCGTCTCTCAGCGCTACCCGGTTACTGATGCTTGCGGTGCCACGTTGCAGCCGAAAGCACTCGGCAACGCACGCGACTTGTTCGGGTGTCTCGATCTCGGAATCTCTCGTTAGTAGCCTCATGTGGTCCACGGTACTCCACTTGCTGGGGGAGGCAAGCCGGGGGTTGCTACTTGCTCCGAATAGGTGACGCGGGGTGATCGTAGGTTTGAACCCTTGCGGATCGGGTAGACCTCCGATGCAAGCAACACAAGGCCCTAGCCAATAGGCCCAACGGCGCGGGTAGGGTGCGAGTTGCAGGCATGTAGTTACACCCTTGTTACTTACATGGGTGGCATTACCCCATCCGGGTGGCGCGCTAGACCGCTAGGTTTAGAAGGTCGCCTTGATGGGTAGCATTACCACGTAAGACGCTGGAGGTTAGGTAATACCCTTGCGGGTCCCTTGCCTTGCCTCATATGCAACACGTAGTTAGTAGGCAAGCGCACCAAGTGGAGCGCTGCTGCGGCCATCGGACATCCGTGGCGTACCAACTACACCCGTGCGCTGTCACGGGTGCAGTGCAACGCGGCAGTGTGAAGCGGACAGTTGCGTGGAGTCGTGTAAGTGGACTCCGGCTGGACTAATGGCGTGGCTGCACCAGGCAGGCTAGTACCCATAGGTAGGCACGTGGGACCCCGGGCAGGGCAGGGGTGTCGTCTCACTACAGGCTTACACGAGAACTATGGGGGTGTCTGGTGGCAGTGAACTAACGGACCTAAGCCGGTCGCTGCTTCGTAGCGCGACACCCTGAAGTAACAGGGTCACTTGATTCTCAGTCAAGTGCGGCGCACAGTCTGGCAAGGCTTCAACCCCTTGCCAGACACTCGGAGCAACACTAACCACCACGGAGGAACAACCATGTCTAAGTCAGGCAGTTATTGGAAGGTGCGTACTGCACGCCGCGAGGCTATGCGGGTACGTCAGCCGCACGCTGAAGTCGTCGTCTCTTGGGGTGAGCCTAAGCCACGGCCCACTGTGGACGAGCTGCGGTCGAACATTCGGCAGTACCGTGCGGATCGTGCGACTGACCCGAACCGCGTGATCGACAAGACTCATGCACGCAGTAGGTAGCAACATCATGGACCTGCTAGGTTTGGGATACTCACGTCCTGGGTATCCCTTACCTAGTATCAACGTAACTGTAGCTGAGGTGATCTCCCTACATGGGGAGATCGTCGATAGGGAATACTTGGGAGATGATCACGATGGGTGAGTGGTCTCCACTGTGGGAGATGCTGTCTGGTCGCGCCGATGACTCGGCGCGTGCCGGTGACCAACGTACACAAGCGGAGCGTGAGGCGGCTTGCCGCGCGCTTGCACCTACTGGGAGGTAGTCATGGAACTGGTGAACGGGGTAGAAGTGTGGGTGTGCTATGCCTGCATGTCGGAGATGGCAAACGGTGAGACACCTGAGGGTGAGTTCGAGAATCGGACCCGCTACGTGGGTGAGAATGAGGTTGTGTATCCGGGTGGCGCGCATGACCTTGAGTTCTGCGCGAAGCTGAAGGACGGGGTGTACGACCTGGATGCCGAGTGCGACTGCGAGACTATCGGCTTCTCATCTAAGCCGTGCGATACGTGCGAGAACTTTCTTGCGGGGGAGCGGTTCGCTGCCACCTTGTTTGAGGTGGTTGCGCCATGACTCGCAATGAGGCAGTGAACATGTGGGGCAGTCGCAAGTCCGACATCAACTCTGACGAATACTGCCAGGACTGCGAGCGTGAGGTTCCCTGGCACTATGACAGATGCCCTTTGAGGGTACGGCCATGACTCGCATCGAGGCAGTGAACTACACCCTAGCTGCGACTACTGCAATTGGGTGGTTGGTAGCAACGCACGTTTACATCCACACTACGTTGGGTACACCATACCCAACGGCAACTACAGGGAGGCAGTGACATGGCTACACCACGGACATATCAGGCAGAGGTGGAGCAGGCTATCGCTAACGCGGTAGCGGCTGGACCACACCCAACGGACAAGCTGGGTCGCTGGTCGGGCAGTGCACCCATTCCAGGTGGCGGGACGATCTACGTTGCGTCATCTGAGGGTGATGAGTACGGAGTCTATTGGAGTGCTGAGGGTGTGGGTAGTTCTTACCTGGGTCCTTGGTACGTGTGACAGGGAGGCAGTGCAATGGCATACGGAAAGATGGCAGACGATCCGCCCACTGTGGCAGTGATCTACGCCCCTGATGGGGCAGTGTATGACGTGGCTTGGACGTGGGAGACGGCAGTGAACTACGTCCTACATGAGGGCATGACCGCTATTGCGGTGGCAGATGACGGGTTTGTGTCTAAGGCACAGGCACAGGCCATGTACGACCAGACACGGGCCGAGTACGTGGATTGTTGGGGGGTGACGGCATGAGACTACGGACGAAGGCACGATGCGTTGAGTGCGAACGAGTGTTCGACCTGCTCGATGAGGACGATGCGAACGAGTGGTATTACGGGCACGACTGCGAAGCATGACCGACACAACCCAACCCAACACAACACAAGGAGGCACAACATGGCAGTGATCAAGGACGAACAGGTGGCAGGACTATCCAACCCGGACAAGCGGGAACGTCTGCTCTTCGACCTGGTGCAGGCTGACAGCCTGACCTACAACACGGGCTGGCAGGTGGAGACTCACGCCTACCTGATCACGGACCCGAAGGACAGGGCAGCAGCCCTGTCGGTTGCGGCAGTGGCGTACTGGCACGCCGACTACATCGCCCTGTCACTGGTGACTGCGCTCAAGGCACGCGAGGCTGACCCGAAGAATGTGCTGTCTGGTCTGGTTGTGGGTGCGCTGCGCGTGGGACTGCCATCGGAAGCGTTCACCGGACAGATCAGCAGCATGGCCGAATCATTGACAGCCGGACACCCTCAAGTCTTTGCGGCTTGAGGGTTTGAAGCAACCACATGTGGGTATAACCTACATGTAACCAACGAACAGGAGGGCAGTGAGATGGAACAAACCGAGGTGCGCGTCCAGGCACGCGAGACATTGGAAGCATTCGAGGAGAACCTGGCCGAATACCAGGAGGACCCTGAGAATGAGGAACTGGACCCGTTCAGTGACATCCTTGAGGTCACCGAATACAAGACGGTGCATGTGCTCCTGTCGTGGGGCGGCCCATCATCGTGGCTTGACATTCAAGTGGACAAGTACGGCGAGATTCGGGACATCACCTTTGGCTACGCATGGTGGTCGGAGCCGGTTGAGATCACAGTGGACAGGTCATCGGCGGTTGGGCAGTTCGCTGCCGATGTCATCGAGTTCCAAGGATACGGAGGGTAGTGATGGCTATGGCATACACAGCCGGACACAACATGGTCGGGTACCTGCCAGAGGTGGACCCGGAAGAGTTCGACACTGAGGCAGAGGCACGCGACTACCTGGCCAGTGAGCTGGAAAGGTGGGCTGACCAGGAATACATGGTCGGAGAGCCTGAGCTTGACGAGGTAGGCGAACGGTTCGAGGACGCAGCACGGGAGCTGCGTCGAGGCAGCACTCAGGTGTTTGTTGAGGGCGACTCTGCGACCTTCAACTTCTGGGTTACCGAACACGGAGGTGAGTAGCAATGACACGGACCACAATCGCAGTCGTAACCTACATCATGGTAGCAACAGCAGCACCAATGGTAATCGCTGGTGCACACGAGACACTCGACAGCAGGGCAGTGCAGCCACAAGTGGGCACGGTTCAACTGTTCGAGGACGCATAACAACCACCACTACAGAAGGAGGAACCACCATGACAGACACGATCACCGCACCCGATGGGGTACGTGAGGCGGCAGGGCAGGAAGAAGCAGAACTGAAGGCTGAGGCTGACAGTTTGCAGGCGAAGAAGGAACTGGTGGACCGTGTGCACGACACGGTAGTCGTGCTCACCACACTGTCCCTCCGGGGTGAGGCAGTGGACCATTGGGAGGAGGTGGGCACGTTCGGGTTCGGTGACGACGACGGCTCACCCAAGTGGTTTGTGGTCGAACAGTTCATCCAGGCGGCACGCAACGCACTACCCGTGGAGAGGGGGAAGTATGTGCGGCCACTTGCGTCGGCAGTGGGGGAGGTCACAGGTTGGGGCTACAAGGTTGGGTTGCTTGTTGTGAAACAACTGGTGGACATTCCGCTGCAGGACTCAGACTACGACCCCATCATGGCTGGTGCCCAACCTCATGATGCCAGCATCTTCCGCAGTCAATGGGCGCAGTTCGTTGATCAGGCGAACGAGATGGCAGTGGAGCAGGGCTGGTGCGGTGAGTACGAGGACGTGATTGACTCCATTCTGTCACGTCTGCGCACACCAGGCCTGACCACCCCGAGCCGTTTCATCAAGACGGATGTGCGCATCACCTGGACTGTCACCTATTCGACAGTGGTTGAGGTGCAGCACGCTCACGGTGAGGACCCGGTTGATGCGGCGTATGCCCATGAGCACACGGACATCGAGAACGAGTTCAACATTGACGTGTGCTACGACGACATCAGCACTGAAGTTGAGGTGGTGTGACATGGCAGTGCGCACAGAATGGTTCGCCAGTGGGGACACGGGTATCTACGTGTACCCACCCCACTGCGTGATCAACGAAACGAAAGCAGATGGGTCCCCTCTCATCATCTCGAACGGGGACAGCGTGATCGTCATAGATGTGACGGCACGTAGAGAACAGATTGTACGTCTGCTGCGCAAGGCAGCAGACAAACTAGAGAAGGAGTCAGCAGATGTCTAGCTCGGAAGATGGCCTCACGTTCCTCGGGTTCACCGACCCGGAGGAGTTCAAGTCGGCGTTTGATAAGCGCCTCACTGAGGTGCGGGCAGTGCATGGCCCACCCATCCCCACCATCTCACGTGGGCAGGTGCTTGGCTTGGGCAGGTCGAACACGTTCGACCGGCTCATGGTGGACCTGATGGACCGTGACCTGTTCACCGTCAACACGGCACTCGACTTGTTCGAGATCGGCCTGGACATGGGGCCGGGGCAGGACCGTGCAGGTACGGCAGTGGCCGTGGCAACGTGCTTCTGGGCATCGGATGAACCGCTCCTCGCTGTCGGCTTCGGGTTGATGGCAGCGCAGGACCGTGGCCCTGCTGGTGAGATCGGGTTCAAGGTGGCTGATGTCATCTCGAATGGTGGACCGTTCAGTCTGATCGTTGAAGGCTACTCGCGGGACCGTGACGAGATCATCGCTGGGGTGGAGTCATCGTTTGCAACCACAGGGTACTGAGCACATGGCATGCGACACCGAAGGTATGCAGCCAGGTAGGGCGTTCGAGCATAGGGCACGGCATCACGACCGTGCACCTAAGACGCTAGTCAAGTCGGACACCCACCTGGCACGGCACCCGTTGATCAGTGAGCCGATACCTGAACTCACTGACGACGAGCTGCTGTTCGCTGAGCACGCCATTCAACGTGCGGCAAGGGACATCGGTGCCAGTGACGAGGACATTGCACTGGTGCTGGACATGCTGGGTATCAGGGAGATGGAGGTGACGGATGGCGAGACGGAGACAGCCTAGCAAGGCAGTGGAAAGTTCACCGCAGCAGCGGTGGAAAGGGCTGTCCGGCTGGTGCGTAGGCGTTGACGACGCCATGCACCAGGACTGCCCCGTCACCTTCAAGAACGGCGACTGCACCTGCAGTTGCCACCAATGAACGCGCAGTGCAGGGGTCAACGAGGTCTTTCCGTGGTGGGTTCCGCCTCGAAGGGTGCCCATGATCCTTTCTCCTCTTTGGGGTAGGTGTACCTGCCCCTGCACTGCATCAAACAACAATCATCTAAGGAGAACAACATGACACGAACGATTGACCTACTCGAAGTGCGGGACCTGGTGCGGGACATCGCACTCGATGACCCGGACAGGATTGCATCAGCCTACTATGTGGTGAACGATCAACCCCACTGCATTGTGGGTGTGCTGCTGGCCAGTCTGGGCTGGCCATTGAACAACCTGAAAGAGGTTGAGCTTGAGTCCGCAGGGTTAGTGACATTCAACGCCAACCACCGAATCGGCGCGGTGTTCACCGCCCTGGCCAGATCGTTCCTCACAGAAGTGCAGATGTGGCAGGACGCGGGGTACCCGTGGCTGCAGTCATACTTCAAGACGTGCGAAGCATTCAGTGACCACATCGAAGATGCACTAATCGAACAAGCACACACTGCCAGGGAGGCAGTGTAACTACACGGTACGCAGCACCCGCACTGCGGCCTTCATGGGGGTAGGACCGGGACCGGCAAGGGAACCGAGCACCTTGTCGGCCCGGTTCCTAGTACCGAATGGGCCATACATGGTGACCACGCCCTGCCATTCGGTTACCACAGCATACAGTGTGTCATCCTTTGCACGCTTCTCATCCAGTGCAGTGATGATGCGCTCAGCTAGTTCACCTGTGTCTTCGGCTGGCTCCTCAAGGATGCCAGCAACGAGGCGCACCTCGGTGGCTTTGACCCTAGGCTTACCTTTCAAGGGATTCTCAGTCTTCTTCACTGCCACTATGAGTCACCCACCCATCAGCCTCTAGCAGAGTCTTCGTCAGTGCGTACACGTCGGGGTGCAGCACAAGGTAGTAGTCACCCCGATACACAGTCACCACCCTCACTGCTGCCACCACCTGAACGACACCACATAAGCAGACGTCTGCTCATCAGCCGCATCCTGAGGATGCAGCGAACCAGCCTCACCCCTACGCAAAGGCAACATGCCCACCAGTTCAACCTCCACATCGGCGGGAATCTTGTACGCCCTGCGAGTCCACTTCTCCTGCATGTCAAGCCAGTCATGCCAGTCGTCACCGTTCACAATATGGGCAGACACCTGCCAGGTGGCCCCATACTTGAACCCGCCTGCCATCAGCAGGCCAGCGACTTGAACGGGTCCATGTGTTCCTTCACATGGGCGGCCAGTTTGCCAGCATCCATCGCCTCGCCACGGGTGGCGTGATAGTGGGCAGTGCGCAGCACACAGCGCACCGCCTTCTGCAACCTGGCCTCAATGTCGGCAGTGCGGGCATCACCCCCGCACGTCACACCCTCAACCCACTCATACTCCATGCACACACGCAGAATCGCACCCACCAGTGCGTTCAACTTGTACCCGTGAGGGTCTTCGTCCTCGCTGTAGTCCACACAGAACTCAATGCTTTTTGCCATACGGGTTAGCACCCCCAAGGAAACGGATCAGCATGTCAAGCGCCTGGTTCTCACGCTTAGCAAGCGTGGCCACCGTGATACCCGCATCGTCGGCTATCTCCTGCCTCGACCTGTCCACCTCGAAGCAATACAGCCGCTCCAGCAGCGGTGAAGGGTGCACCTTCCACGCTGCAGCCACATCGGCCAGCATGGCCAGCCTGTTATTGCCCTCAGCCGGGTCACCAGGGGACCTCACAGCCTCCTTCGGGGACACCTCGTACCCGTCATACCCGCCAGCGATAACAACCGGCAGAAGCTCCTTCACTGTGCCCCTCGTGGCGAACCATTCATCCTCCGGTCGGTAGCCCAATGCGGCAGCACGCTCCCTGCGTGCCACCCGCTCAGCCTCACGAGACAGTGTGGTCGCCAGCTTCTTGCACCCCCGCCTGATGGCGGCACGGTCACCCTCCTCGCAGTCCAACCATTCGACCAGCTTGTCCTGGTGCTGCAGGCACCACAGCCTGCACTCCTGCGCCAAGTCATCGAACTCGATGTAGCCACGGAACCTTTGCGAGATGGTGCGACACGCCTGCCGAACGATAGGTTCGGCGGCGGCCAGTAACTCCTCAACAGTCATAGCCTCACCCGATAGGACTGTAGTCGCGTGCATCGTATTGCTTCCCTTCAACTACAAACCTGCCACCGACAATGGGGATGAGCGCCGGGATCACAGTGCGCCCGATCTGGTACAAGATCACGAACCCTTGGTTCCAGTTGGCACCGCCGTACTTCAAGTACGACGCCTTCTTCATGTCCATTAGATGACCACACTCGATACCGAACAGGTGCTTGTGCACACCACCCGAGTACGCCTTATGGTCATGTAGTAGACCAAGCTTGTGCGTGTGGCCACACACAACCGACTCACCCAGTGCGTTAGCCAACTTGAGGGCAGTGCCACCAGCATAGGTGGCAGACCTGCCCTCATCACCGTGCATCATGCAGAACCCTGGTGCCAGCACAGTGGGCTGCATAGACAGCTTGATGCCCAACTCGGGGTATCCCATCAGGTCACCCCAAGTGAACCCGCGCAGCGCGGCTAGTGCTGGCGCGTGCGTGTTGATGTAATTCTCAAGCCTGTCGGTAGTATGGTTCGACCTTTGCACAATCATCTCGGCATCAGGGCAGGCTTCACGAAAGCCACGCATGATCGTGTGCGTGGCGTCAATGGCGAGCTGCAGGTTGTCAGTGAACTCCTGTGCACGGCCACGCACCCAACGTCCGAGGGAAGTCGAATCACATTCATCACCCACGGTTACCAGCTTCTCAGGCTGCAGGTCCCGTGCGCACGCCATGACGGCAGCGACAGCCCGCTTGTCATGCAGCGGTGCCTGAATGTCAGACACCACCATGATGCGTTTCACTTGCGCCCACCGGGGCGCTCCTTGGGTTGCCCCTGACTGTCCAGTCGGTCAGCGAACGAGGCATCACCGCCAGCAACATGTACCAGCTTCTCGAACGAACCGATCGCAGCATTCAACTCTGCGATCTGGCCAGTCACACGGTCAAGGTTCAGTTCATACTCAGCCTTCTGCTTCAGCAGATGCTCAAGCTTGCCACGGTTCTTAGCGATCTCGCCATACACCGTGTTCAGTGCAGGCTCAAGGCTCTTGTCAGCCATCCGGTACTACCCTTCTACTCGACGCCATCCAAGGCGTCCATCAAACTCAGCACGCGCACGCTGAGCATCACCGCATAGTTCTGAACATCAGCTAACTCATCAACAAGTTCAAGAAGTAGTTCGTTGAAAGACATGGACTCAAACTTTTGTGAGCCATCCTTCTCATACTGTTCGGCACCCGTGCCCGTGATGCGGCCACGGCAGTAGTCGGTGAAAGCCTCAGCGAACGAGGCCAGGTCGGCAGTCGAAACCCCATACCCGAACCGCTCAACAGCCGGATGTGTGGCTAGATACTTCGGGCCGGGGGTACCCGGACCAGGATGAGGCCGTCCGGCCTGCTCGCCCACTGCACCTGAAATCCCTGCTTCGCCAGCAGCTCCACTACCTGTCGCCATTCATCTTCCCCCATCGTCTCCCTCATCGTAACCCACAATGCTACAAACCAGCCGGTACATGGACTAGAAACCTGGAACTTCCAGCAGTTTCAACAGTTCATCCCGACCGTAGTCCAGAAAGAAAGAGTTCACGTCGTGACCGGGGGGCAGCGACACGATGCGGCTGTTACGCACCGACTCCCGCACCTTCAACGCCAAGTCAAGGCCAGGATTCTGGCCCTCCTTCTTCGCATCATTGTCAGTCAAGATCACCACGTCACCGAACGACTCAACCACACGCCGATAGTGGGACCGCCACGACTGCGCACCAGGCACACCCACTGCAGGAACACCACACTCACCGTGCATGGTGATGGCGTCAATCTCACCCTCAACCACCACCAACTGTGGACCAGGATCGAGCACTGCAGTAGCGTTGAACAGCCTCGTACCCTGCCCCTTGGGTGCAGTGTACTTCGGGGTGCCACCGTCCAGCCTGCGAAACTTCACGGCCACCGGGCCGGTGACAGTTTCGTAAGGGATAGCCAACATGCCCCTGTATTCCTGCCATTCACCCGATGTCTCCCCAGGTACGGCTCCGAGGCGGAACATATCGGCGCTGTGTTTTGTTAGACCTCGACCTTTGAGATACTCCACCACCTCCGTCGTCTGCTCCACCTGATCCAACAGTCTGTCCAAGGACTTCCTCGACAAATCTGAAAGCTGCATTGAAGTCCACTCCCTCATTGAACATGATCAAATTGATTGCAGTGCCGGATGCCTCGCATCCGAAACACTTGAACGCACCCACTGTTGCGTTGATGGAGGCTGACGCATGACTGTCGTCATGGAAAGGGCAGCGCATCCTCACCCATCCACCACCGTGAGGTACATGCACACCCAAGTGCTCCATGTATGCGGCCAACCACTCCGGCCTGTCCTCAACGTGTGCCACTGGTGCCCCTAGCTGGCCTTACGAGCCTTGTGTTCACGCTTGTATTTGCGTGCACTGGCCCGTGCGCAGGTGATGCAGTTGCGACGGCGGTAGCCGTTGCGCTTGACAGTGACACGCACATTGTCTGGCGTCAGTGCGTGCCCGTTGCGGCAGGTGAGAACCTGCATCTCGGAGCTGGCCCGACCCATCGCCACCTCGTGACGTTCAGTTGGGTTCATGCCACCCCAAATACCCTCACTCATGTTGTGCTTGATTGCATCCTGCAGGCATTCACGTCGGACAGGGCACGTCGCGCAGATCATCTTCGCGTCAGTGCCAGCCTCGCCACGTTCAGGGAACCAGACATCGGGGTCAACACCCGCGCACACTGCCGAGTTCCACCACTTACTCTCTTCCACTGCCGTATTCCCCTGTCCCGAAACACCAGATGCATTCGTAGTTGTGTGAATAGCCTTTGCCGTCTTCCGTATCTATGGTTACAACGACACCCCCGGTGCCGTTGCACGGTGCACATTTCATTGCGACAAACCCCGCAAGCCGAGTGCCTCAACCGTCAATGCCACGATGGGTGCGACCTGCGAGATGTTCGCAGCCAAGTCCTCAGGATGGTAGCTTGCACCATCCTTGAAGAATGGGTGATCGAGCAAGTGATTCCTCAACACCTTCGAGTACAATTCAGCGAACTCGGTCGGTGTAAGGTACCATTCCGGTGCCTCACTCATAGCCTGCCTCCCTCAACAACTGCATGAACTGCACACCTGTCATTACTACATACCCGTCCTCGGCCTTAGCCTTGCCACGGCGCTTACACCATACAACAGCGACATCGGCCCCTGCATTCCCACGTTCCACCTCAGCCTCGTGCACCCATGCTGCAAGGTTCAAATGCCCATGATTCTTGGCCTCGATCACTACCTTCGGGTGCACGTTGATGTCACCGCGATCGTTCGCACCACTAAGGGTGCGACGCTCGCAGTTCACCCAGCCCGCTTCTTTCAACGCACGCACAATGTCCGTCTCCCAAGCGGTGCCTTTGATCTTGGAGCGGTTCACTTCCGCACCTTGAACTTGCCCGACTTCTTGCGGTCAACCACCAGACTGAACGACGGGTCACCCTCACGGGCGACCACAGTCACCGGGAACTCCAAGTCCTCCAGCTCCTCAGTGTCCAGGCACAGCGGCAGCTTCGACTCCATCGCCCCGTACAGGTCACCGAACACGCGAGACTTCGCAATGAACCCCGGCCTACCGGACGCCTCGACGATCACGTCACCGACCTTGAACGGGGTGTTGCCCTCCGTGTGCTGACCGAAGTTCTCAGTCTTACCCTCCACACCACCCACCTCAACAATGGTGGCATCAGCACCGAACATTTCCTTCAAAGCCTCAAGGATCGACGGAGGCTGCAGCCTCTTCCTGTCATCACTACTGTCCATTTATTTCACTCCAATACCTGTCAATCGCCTCAGAGTGGATACCCTCTGGTGCTACTAATGGATGTTCGGCAACCTTCATCTTTGCTAGGTCAACGTGCAACGTGATCCAAGTACGGGCAGAGGCATCAGCCTTACCGTTACGGTTCTTCACTGCAGCCACCCGGAACTCGTTCAGTTCCGGCTCCAGTGCGACAGTGAGCACAACCTCAGGCATGGCATTCGTCTTACCCATGACAGCCGCAGAACCCTGCGGTTCTGTCGGCTTACCAGTGGACTCGCTGGTGTGGTGCAGTACGATCATGGCGCTGCCAGTGTGGCGCGCCACCTCGTGAAAGGCTTTCGTCAACTGCACGTAGCCCAGGTACTCCTGGTCATTACCGTCAGGCTGACAGTTCATCAAATTGTCAACCACTATCAGGTCTGGTTGTGCACCGTACACTTCGTTCCAGGCTGCAAGCTCTTCGTCAATGTCGTCAAGGCTAGGGTTCGGGTTGTACACGAACTTGATGTTGCGCAGTTCGGCCAGGTCTTCCTCGAGGATGGCCTGCGCCGGGGTGCCACGCATCTCCTCAACCTCAGACACCTCCATGTTCAGACGCTGCGCTGCCACCCGGTTGAACACGGTGTCCTCATCACTGTCGGCACTGATGTACAGCGTGTTCACGCCAACGTGAACCGCATAGTCCAAGGCCAGCAGAGACTTGCCTGCCCCTGGCCTTCCACAAATCATGTGCACCTGTCCCCGCCTGAACCTGATGCCCGCCTGCGCAAGGCTAGGAAACCTGTCCGGTAGTGGTATCCCGCTGCTGCGCGTCCTGTGTAGTGCATGAACCAAAGACTTCATGCTTGCCCTCCCCTATCTCCCTTGCCAGCCTGTACAGTTTGCCGCCCTGTGTTTCGTTGGGTAGCCACGGCTGCTGCGCAGCCCAGATGAGTACCTGTGCCGGGGTCAACGAACCCACCCCGCCACGGCAGCAAGGATGCCACCTGCGATCACCAGTAGTACAAGCACTAATGATGCTACTTTTATTTCACGGTCGGACATCGGCCCTCCCCGACTCAAGTTCTTTGATCTCTTTCATCAGCATGTAGATAACCTCTGCCACTTCGCACGGCCACGTCCACCCGCCACACGTGGTGCATGCCCGCGACCAGTTCACCAACTCCGTAGGTGAATGGTCTTCAAGCACCAGGTCCACCAGGTCTTTTGTTTCTTCCCTCACTGTTCCTCCCCTAGCGCGGTGCGGATCGCGGTAACGGTGTCGCACGGGTAGGCAAGTCCGCACTCCCGGCAGAACTCGACGGTCGGGGTGGTCGCTCGGTGTAGCCCTAGTGACGGCTTGTGCAACGCCAGTACCGCTTCAACGGCGGCGACAAGGACCGGAACGTCATCGTCGGAGTACATGGCCCATTCCGCGTCCAATCCCCGAGCCTTGATGTCGTCGAGCCGCTTCACGATTCCTCCCCTAGCGCGGTACGGATCGTGGTCCCTGGCAATGTCGCCGATTTCATCTAGCGTCAGTTCCTTTGTTTCGCGCTTCACTGTTTGTCCTTCCCAAGCTGAAGAACGAAGAACCGTACTCGTGCGGTTCTTCGCCCAGTAATTGAAT